TTGAATGACTGCTTTGGTCAGACAATCTCTGTATCAATGATTACAGTTAAAGGCACAGCAGTATCAGCAGCAAACCCATCTTACCAATTCTCAATTTTGGTAAATAACCTAACTCCACTAGGTCAGGGCGGCGTGGCTGAGATCGCTACCTCTTCAGTAACATTTACTATAAACTCCGCAGTAACAGTATCGCCATCAGTGGCGTTCTAACTAAGGAGTAACAATGGCAAAGTTAAAAATTACAAGGGCTAATGGCGAAGTCTCAGAGCACAGAATAACGCCAGGAATTGAATATAACTTTGAACAGAAATATGGCTCAGGAATTAGCAAGATTTTAAGGGAACACGAGCGTCAGACTGAAATATTCTACCTTGCTTATGAATGTTTACGCAGGGCTGGCGCTCAAATACCTTTATGGGGATCTGAGTTTATTGACACTTTAGAGACCGTTGAGGTATTAGACGAAGAAAAAAAATAATACAGCGTGATTCAATTCTTTACAGTATTGCCAGTTTATCGGTAGAGACAGGAATTGCGCCCAAAGAGTTTATTGATATGGATACGGATATGTATAGAGCAATTATACAAGTCCTAACTGATAGAGCTAAGGAGATCAAAAATGCCAGTAGAGGTCGTAGGCGTTAAAGATGTCCTAAAAGGCTTAGAGTTTATTGATGAAGATATGCGCCAACGCATTAGAATTGCTATTGATCCCCTAATGCGTGGCGTAGCAGATAAAGCCAAAGGCTTTGTACCAAGCAACACAGAAGTTTTATCTGGTTGGGCTAAAGCATCTGGCACCCCAGGCAATTTTCCAAAGTATGATGCAGGTGTCGCCAAAGCTGGTATTGGGTATAACCCAGGAGAAAACAAAACATTTAGAAATGGTTTTAAGGTAAGCAATTATGTTTACAATGCCAGTCGCCCTGGCGCAATATATGAGGTGGCAGGTCGCCTTAATCCAGAAGGCCGAGCACCGTTTCAAATGACACCATCTAAAGGCGCAAGCGGTACATACACATTAAAATCTAGGCGCAGTAAAGCATTTAGAGAATATAACTCAAATAACCCATTTGCCAGCCAGCAGTTTATAGCTGCATTAGAGCCAGTAACATCTCAGCCAAAAATTAAAGATATTAGAGGTGGTGGTCGCAAGACCAAAGGCCGCTTAATCTACAAAGCCTGGGCGCAGGATAGTCCTAAAGTTTATGATGCAATTATTAAAGCAATCAACGCTACTGCTATACATTTTAATAAAGCCACCGAGATTAAGAAGGCAGCATAATGGCCAATGTAGTTGTCTCCGCTATTGCAACTTTTAATGGTAAAGCACTTAAAAAAGGTCAAAAAGAGTTATCGGCCTTTGACAAGCAAGCACAAAAACTAGGCAAAACATTTAATCGAGTATTTGCTGCCACAGCAATTACATCATTTAGTAGAAGAGCAATTAACGCATTTGCAGCGGATGAAAAAGCAGCTAAATCCCTTGCGGTACAACTAGAAAACACAGGCAACGCATTTAGGGTATCTGAGGTCGAGGATTATATTGCTAGCCTACAAAACTTATACGGCATATTAGACGATCAACTACGCCCAGCATTCCAGACTTTATTAAATGCTACTGGATCAGTAACTTTAAGTCAGCAAGCATTACAAACTGCAATAAACGTTAGTGCTGGTACAGGCAAAGACCTAGCAAGTGTCGTAGCTGCTATTGCTAAAGGTGCTACAGGTACAACCACATCATTACAAAGATTAGGCACAGGATTGGATAAGGCCACTATAGCAAGTGGCGATATGAACAAGATTATGGCTGCACTTGACAAGAAGTTTGCAGGTCAAGCACAAGCTAGATTAAGCACTTACGCTGGCAAGATTGATTTATTAAAAGTATCAGCCGCTAACGCCACAGAGATTATTGGTAAAGGTTTAGTAGATGCTTTGACTGCTATTGGCAAAGATAACTCAATCGATCAGGCAACTAACTCTATGAATGGTTTTGCTAACGCTATTGCCAATACTGCTAAAGGTATGGGTGAGTTAATAGGTCAAGTTAAGCAAATTATAGACAGCGATGTCGGCAAGTTTTTGCTGGCTATTACAGCATTATTAACGCTAGGCAAAAAGCAACTCATATTAGGTACCGCAGGTCTTATTGCTTATGATATTGGCAAGACCCCTAAATCTACTTCTAATTTTACTTATGGTGGTGGCAACCCTAGAGCCGATTTGATTCTGCAGAAGAAACTTACAACAGCCAAAAAAGATGAATACAACATCATTACTGCATCAAATAAAGCACGCACAGAAATAGACAAACTTAAAGACAAGTTTGATTTAGAGCGTATTGGATTATTGACCGCACTTAACCAAGCAACCGATGAAGAAACTAAATTACGTTTGAGAGCACAATTAGCAATCCTAGATAATAACGAGGCTTTGGCAAAGAAAATAAATGCAGAGCTAAATGCTAAAACCTCTTTAGATGCATTAGCGGCAGCCACGGGCACAGCAGCTAACGCTTTAAATAATTTTGGCCCAGCGTTATTTAATGCTTTAGGTGAAATGACCGCCAGGGGCCGTAATCAAATTGCACCAATGGAAAATGCTCGAAGTAGTTATACAGTGCCACAAGGAGCCACTAATCAACAAGCTACTGCTACTGCCACAGCTACACCAAACGTAGGTGTAACCGTAAACGCTGGCACCATAGTTACGGATCAACAACTAGAAGCCGTTATTCAGCAAAACGTATTGCAGTTATTAAAATCAGGTAATAAATTGTTGCCAGCAGGATCACTTAACTAATGGCCGTACCAACGATCAATGCCATAATTAACTTCAGCACTGGCCCTGCTACTGCACAAGCTATGCAGTTAGATATTGGCATACTAGGTACAAACGTATTAGCAGATGCTGTAGCTGTAATCGTTGATGTATCTGATCGTGTAAACCTAGTGCAAACATCTACAGGCCGTGATGCTTTAGTAGATCAATTCCAAACAGGCCGACTTACCTTACGCATCGTAGATCAGAATGGCGACTTTAATCCAACTAATGCCGCAGGGCCTTATTACGGCCTACTGACACCAATGAAGAAGGTACAGATAACTGCTAACTACAACAGCGTTACTTATCCAATCTTCTCAGGTTTTATTACATCCTATGTAAATACTCAGCCTAAAGATGCAACAGAGGTTGCCTATACAACTATACAGGCTGTAGATGCGATGAGGCTTGCGCAAAATGCACAAATATCAACAGTGACAGGTGCTAGTGCTGGCGATCTATCAGGCACACGTATCAATGAAATACTAGATCAAATATCTTGGCCAGCCACAATGCGCCAGATAGATGCAGGTCAAACTACATTACAGGCAGATCCAGGCACAGCACGCACATCTTTAGGCGCTATGCAGACTGTTGCAGATTCTGAGTATGGCGCTATCTATGTGGATTTTGATGGATCGTTTGTATTTAAGGATCGGTTAACTGCTACTGCATCAATAGGTGGCACACCCACACTCTTTGCCGATGATGGCACAGGCATACCTTACGCCAATGCTATGTGGAAGCTAGATGATACTTTAATATTTAATTCAGCCCAGATCAGCCGTGCTGGTGGCTCACCACAGACAGCCATCAATCAGCCATCTATTGACAAATACTTTATCCACTCATATAACCTGCAGGATCTCCTAATGCAGACCGATGCGGTAGCCCTAGATTATGCCCGTGCTTATGTGGCATCTAGAGCTGAGACAACCATCCGATGCGATGCCATCGAGCTGGATTTATACACTGCTAATTACGATGCAGGTATCATCGCTGCCCTAGACCTAGACTTCTTTGATCCAATTACAGTTATTACAACCCAGCCAGGTGGGTCTCAGCTAGAGAAAACCCTGCAAATCTTTGGCGTGGCAAACACGATTACACCTAATTCTTTTAGGACAGTGTTTACAACGCTAGAACCTGTCATAGATGGGTTTATACTAGGCAACGTAGATTACGGTGTCTTAGGACAAAACGTACTTTCATACTAAGGAGATAAGATGCCAACCTGGCCAGGCGCAACGGGCGATGTAGTAACTTCCGCTATGTGGAATGGGCTACCAGCCTTCACAGTACAAACTGCTAAGACAGCCGATTACACAGCTGCAAGCGGTGATGAATACCAACAGTTAGTGCAGATGAACAAAGCAACTGCTATTGCATTTAAATTACCAACCGATGCAACATATAACTTCCCAGTTGGCACAGCAATCACAGTGTTAAATATCGGTGTTGGTCTATGCACAATCAGCGCAGTTACCTCTGGTACAACTACTGTACTAAGTGCTGGTGCTACTGCAGCATCTCCAACCTTAGCCCAATATAAAACAGCAGTATGTATAAAGACAGCTGCTAACGCTTGGTATGTGGTAGGCGGAATTGCTTAACATAATTGCTGGCAGTTTAAGCGTTGGGGTAACTCCAAGTACATCTAGTTACGAATCAATAGCGACTACTACTGTTGGTTCAGGTGGTACTCAAAGCATTACTTTTAGTTCAATTCCTGCAACTTATACACATTTGCAATTAAGAACATCGCACGCAACAAATAATACAACTAACATATATTTTAGAATTAATGGTTCTACTACCGCTGCCGAGTATGGCTATCATTACATAGTAGGAACGGGTAGCGGAAGTGCAAGTGCTGCTTCAGATGTAAGTCATGTTAATACATATTTACCATTGGCTTACAATTCAAACCCTAGTAATTTTACTGCGGGAGTATTTGACTTTTTGGATTATACTTCCACCACAAAAAATAAAACAATAAGAGGTTTATATGGTCAAGACAACAACGGAAGTGGTTATATCCAATTTGGGTCTAGTCTTTGGATAAACACCGCCGCAATAACATCATTAACTATATTATCTACTGGCGGCGATTATATTAATCAGTACTCATCATTCGCCCTATACGGAATTAAGGGAGTATAACAATGGCCGCAGGTTCAACATATACACCGATAGCGACTAATACAGTTAGTGGCAGTTCTACCAGTTCTATCACTTTTAATTCATTTAGCGGTTATACCGATATTGTTATTATTTCAAATGGCACATTTAACACAGGTGATAATGGATATAATTTAACCTTTAACAGCGATACTGGTACCAATTATTCAACTACTTACCTTTATGGTGATGGCTCATCTGCGGCCTCAGTTAGAGCCAGCAACGCTAATGCTATAAGCGCAGCCCGTATGAACACTAGTTTTGGCGTAGGCATTACTCACATTATGAATTATGCCAATTCAACTACTTACAAAACAGTTTTGAGTAGAGGTAATTCAGGTGCTTTGGTCAATGCCAATGTTGGTTTATGGCGTAGCACTAGTGCAATTACCTCATTAACTGTTGCCTGTCCTGCTGGTATTTCTAATTTTGTTGCAGGAACAACCTTCACCCTCTACGGAATAACGGCGGCATAATGGCAAATACATATACTTTAATTGAGGCTAAGACATTAACTACAACTACCGCTAGCGTTACTTTTAGCACCATACCAGCAACTTATACTGATCTTTTATTAAAAATATCTAGCCGAAATAATGATATTTACAATGAAATACATTTTAGATTTAATGGCAATACTGGCAATAATTACTCTGGCATAAACGTTTACGGAAATGGAAGTAGTGCCATTTCTTCATCCAGTTCTAGTATTTCATCATTACAAAATTTAACTGTACAGTCTGTATCTACGCAAACTGCTAGTACCTTTGGTAATGTTGAATTGTATATTCCTAACTATACTTCCAGCAATAACAAATCTATTAGTGCAGATGGTGTTCAAGAAAACAATGCAACATCAGCACAGGCTATGTTGGGTGCAGGTTTGTGGGCGCAAACTAACGCCATTACATCCATTGAAGCCTTTCCTAGTATTGGTTCATTTGTTCAATACTCAACCTTTTACCTATACGGAATATCAAACTCATAAGGAGAAATAATGCCAACTAAACTAATAATCAACTGTGAAACAGGAGAGCAAACCGAGGTGGAATTAACTGCCGAAGAAGTGGCTCAAAGAGAAGCAGACGCTAAAGCATATGAGGCTGACAAGAAGGCTAAAGAGGCCGAGGCTGCTGCTAAAGCAGAGGCAAAGGCTGAGTTGCTAGACAAGCTTGGAATCACAGCTGAGGAAGCTGCTTTACTTCTAAGTTAATGAAGCCAAAATTATGCGCTGCTGGAGTTCAGTTAAGAGATCAAATTGATACCTGGTTTCCAGATAGGCGTACTGCCAGTGATGGGTGGGTGGGCGATAGCCGCCATACCACCAGAAAATCGGATCATAATCCAGACACCTTTGGGTGGGTCAGAGCAGTTGATATTGATTCTCGCTTGGGTGCATCC